GCAGTCGGTGTCAACATTACTGAGCGTGTCAAGGTAAAACTTAAGCCTGTGATGCCTCAGAACTTCCTTATTGACCCTGTGGCAACAAGCGTAGACGACGCTATGGGTGTTGCTGTAGATGAGTTCGTAAGCTTACATCAAGTAGAGATGCTACAGGAACAAGGAATTTACAGAGACGTTCACGTAGGTATTGCTGCTCCTGACTCTAACTTAGAGCCTGACCAAGACTTAACCATGTACACTGACGACAAAGTACGTCTCACTAAGTACTACGGTTTAGTCCCCAGAGAACTACTTGACAACGCCTTTAAGGATGACGAAGACGACAGTGACGACGATGAAGTAGAAGAAGTAGAGTTAGTCGAAGACTCCAAAAGCAAGTCAAAGTACGTAGAAGCAGTCGTAGTAGTTGCCAATGGTGGTGTCTTGTTGAAAGCCGAGGCTAACCCTTACATGATGCAGGACAGACCTATCGTAGCCTTCCCTTGGGACGTAGTTCCCTCTAGGTTCTGGGGTCGTGGTGTGTGTGAAAAGGGTTACAACTCACAGAAGGCTTTGGACGCTGAGTTACGCGCTAGGATCGACGCTTTGAGCCTCACGACTCATCCTATGTTAGCCGTAGACGCCACTAGGATGCCACGAGGTGCTAAACCAGAAGTACGTCCGGGCAAGATGATTCTAACCAGTGGAGACCCGCGTGAAATTTTACAACCGTTTAACTTTGGGCAAGTTAGTCAAATCACGTTTGCTCAGGCGGGTGCTCTACAGCAGATGGTACAACAAGCTACTGGTGCGGTTGACTCTGCTGGAATCTCGGGTGCAATTAATGGAGAAGCTACGGCTTCTGGCATTAGTATGTCTCTCGGTGCTATTATTAAAAGGCATAAACGTACTCTGATTAACTTCCAGCAGGCTTTCTTAATTCCTTTTGTCAAGAAGGCTGCCTATCGTTACATGCAGTTTGACCCTGAGAACTACCCTGTTGCTGACTACAAGTTCAACGCAAGTAGTACTTTGGGTATCATGGCTAGAGAGTACGAAGTGACTCAGCTTGTACAACTACTACAGACTATGGAAAAAGACTCTCCGTTGTACAACACACTGATTCAGTCCATTATTGACAACATGAACTTGTCTAACCGTGAAGAACTCCTTGCAGCTATGCAGAAAGCTACGCAGCCTAACCCAGAAGCACAGCAGATGGCACAGGCAGCACAGCTAGCACAGATGCAGTTCCAGCAGTCCCAGACAGCAGCTCTGTCAGCTCAGGCTCAAGAGTCTGCTGCAAGGGCTACTAAGCTGGCTGCTGAAGCTCAGGCAGTGCCTATGGAGCTAGAGATTGATCGTATTAGCGCAATTACAAGAAACTTGCGTGAAGGCGACCAAGAAGACAAAGAGTTTGAAAGACGTATGCGCGTTGCAGAGACTCTTTTAAAAGAAAGACAAATCAAAGGTAAAGAAAATGCTAACGGACAAAGAACTAACAATTCTCCTAGACCAAGTCAAGAAACACCTCCAGCCCCAATGGAGCCGCCTAGAGGAATTAGAACGCAAAATGGAGGAATGGAGTAATGCCAAAGGAGAAGGACCCAAGGCTGGAAAGGGCGGGAGTAAGCGGCTACAACAAGCCAAAGAGGACTCCTAGCCACCCTACTAAGTCGCACGTAGTAGTTGCCAAAGAAGGTGACGAAGTTAAGACCATTAGGTTTGGACAGCAGGGGGTTAGTGGTGCGGGTAAAGCCCCTAAGTCTGAGAAAGAGAAAGCCAGACGCAAGTCATTTAAGGCTCGTCATGCAAAGAATATTGCAAAAGGTAAGATGTCAGCAGCCTATTGGGCCAACAAGGAGAAGTGGTAATGGCAGGTCTATATGATAATATCCACGCAAAACGTAAGCGCATTGCAGCAGGTAGTAAGGAGAAGATGCGTAAACCGGGTTCCAAAGGTGCACCCAGTGCAAAAGCCTTTAAACAAGCAGCTAAAACAACCAAAGGGAGAAAAAAGTAATGGCTCAAGGTGTCCCCCATTACTTCAGAGATGGGTCTAAGCACACAGGAGGCACACACAAGATGCCTAATGGTGAGGTACACTCAGGTGCTACTCACGGTGCTACCTCTAAAAAGTTGTACCACTACGACGAACTTTCTAAAACAGCAAAGGAGAAAACTATGATGTACGGTTCTAAACCAATGAAACCAAAGGCAAAACCTAAGCCTAAGCCCAAGAAGAAGCCGATGAAGAAAGGCTACTAAATACTTCTTGACTTTAACCTAAAAATATGCTATACTATTAACTATAGTATCAACTAAAGAGAACTTATGAAGCCTGAGCTTGAAACTTACTTTAACAACTACAACGAACTCTTCAATCACGAAGGTTTCAAACAACTCATTCAAGAGCTTTCTAACAATGCAATTACCTTGGCTGACATTCAGACAGTCAAGGATACTGAAGACTTCTTATTTCGTAAAGGGCAAGTTGCTGCCTTAGCTTCTGTAATTAATCTGGAGAACACTATTAAAGTGTCCAGAGAGCAAGCAGAAGAAGAAGAAGTAGATGATTAAAGTATACGACTTTCGTTGTGAAAACGGACACGTATATGAAAAATTTGTAGACTCCAGCGACACTACGAGTAGGTGCAAATGTGGTGCTGGTGCTACAAAAATGCTGTCTGCCCCGCCTTTTATACTTGATGGACACTCTGGGGACTTCCCCGGTAGACACATGAAGTGGGTAAAGGAACACGAACAAGCAGGTAGAAAACCTCAATCTCCATAATGACTAAGTTCACGGAGTTTAATTATGTCTAGAGCGACAATGGTAGATTCGCAGCCTGAAGAGGAAACTGTGGAAGACGCCGAAGAAAACGAAGCACAAGAGATTCAACAAGAAGACTTTGTTGAGCAACCTCAAGAAGAACCTACAGTACCAGAGAAATATCAAGGCAAGTCTTTAGAAGAAGTCGTGCAGATGCACCAAGAAGCTGAGAAGCTCCTAGGTCGTCAATCCTCTGAAGTAGGAGAGCTTCGTAAGGTTGTGGATGACTACATTAGCAGTCAACCGCAGCAACCAGCACCTCAACAGTACGTTGAGCCTGAAGACGATATTGACTATTTTACGGACCCTCAAGCAGCCGTTAATCGTGCTATTGAGAACCATCCTAAGATCAGAGAAGCGCAGGAGTACTCTGCTCACTACAAAAAACAATCATCTCTGGCAGTGCTTAATAACAAGCATCCAGACATGCAGGATATCCTTAAGGACCCTAAGTTTGCTGAGTGGATTAAAGCTTCAAAAATTAGGACTCAGTTGTTCGTAGAAGCTGACCAACAATTTAATGCTGAAGCTGCTGATGAACTGTTTTCACTCTGGAAGGAGCGTAAGACAGTAGCAGAACAAACCGTGAAAGTTGAGAAACAGGCACGTAAGCAACAAATTAAGGCAGCTAATACGGGTAATATGCAGGGTAGTGGTGAGGCTAGTCGTAGGAAAGTATATCGTAGGGCCGACATTATTAAACTAATGAAAACAGACCCAGAGCGTTATCAAGCTTTATCAGAGGAAATCTTTAGAGCGTACGCGGAGGGTCGAGTCAAATAATCTAAAAGGAGATTGACATGGCTACTGCAACTTATCCCGGTGCGGGGGGTTTTACCGCAAAGACTGAAGCAGGTACGTTTATTCCAGAAATCTGGAGTGACGAGATTATTGCTGCTTACCAAAAGAACCTGAAGATGGCTCCTCTTGTCAAAAAGCTCGCTATGAGTGGCAAGAAAGGCGACAAGCTTCACATCCCTAAGCCCGTACGTGGCGACGCAAATGCTAAGGCTGCTGATACCGCAGTTACTATCATTGCTAACACCGAAGGCGAACTGACTGTTGACATCGATCGACACTTTGAGTACTCACGTCTCATTGAAGACATCGTTGAAGTACAGGCTCTCAACAGCTTACGTCAGTTTTACACTGAAGACGCTGGTTACGCTCTGGCTACCAAAATTGATGCAGACCTCCACTCTTGTGGTACTGGTTTTGGCGACGGTGGTGCAGTTGTGTTCTCTGGTTCAGTAGCGCCTACTGACTACCAGCACAGTGGTGCTTTCTTCAATGACAACGGTACGACGACTCAGTACACTGACGACACGATGGACGCAAGTGACGTGTTTACTGATGCCTTCTTCCGTAACATGATTCAGAAGTTAGACGACAATAACGTACCGATGGAAAATCGTGTACTTATTATCCCACCTTCTGTTCGTAACACGATCATGGGTATCGACCGATACGTGTCTTCTGACTTCGTATCTGGCAGCACTGTAAACTCAGGGCTTATCGGTAACTTGTACGGCGTAGACGTTTATGTGTCTGCTAACTGTGCTACTATCGAAGCTGCTGCTGATAACACTGCTTCTTCTGTTGATACTCGTGCTGCACTCTTGTTCCACAAAGACGCTATTGTCCTTGCAGAGCAGCAGTCAGTACGCTCACAAACCCAGTACAAGCAGGAATACTTGTCAACTCTGTACACGGCTGATTGTCTGTACGGTGTTCAGGTGTATCGTCCTGAAGCTGGTTTCGTTCTCGCTATTGCTGAGTAACGAACTCTATGGGGGTCGCTTAGGCCCCCTTTTTTCTTTTCTTTTGTTTTCTTTAGCTGGAGCAGTCTATGGGTATCTTTAGAGGTACTGGAGGTACTGGTGATGCAACTACAGACGCAGTAGCGTCCCAAGTTGGGACCGATGCAGCGACTGCTTCAACTAAAGCAAACGAGGCTGCTAATTCAGCCACAGCCGCAGCTAACTCAGCTACTGCTGCTGCTACAAGCGCGTCTTCTATAGACGGAGACGTAGCAGCAACCGCTAATAATGCTGTCGCAGCGGCAACTAGCGCAACCAATGCTGCAACTTCGGAAACTAACGCTGGCAATAGTGCAACCGCCGCCGCAACCAGTGAGACCAACGCAGCCACAAGCGCGACTAATTCAGCAACCTCTGCAACCGCCTCAGGGACTTCAGAGACGAACGCAGCGGCTAGTGCTGCCACAGCTACTACTAAGGCTTCAGAAGCCGCCACAAGCGCCTCAGATGCGTCTGGAAGTGCTACAGCAGCCAGTACTAGCGCAACTAATGCAGCAGCCAGCGCCACTAACGCTGGGACAAGTGAAAGTAACGCTTCCACCAGTGCCAGCACAGCTACAACTAAGGCCACTGAGGCAGCTTCCAGTGCTACTAACGCAGCAACGAGTGAAAGCAATGCGGCTACCTCAGAAACCAACGCAGCGTCCAGTGCCACCAGTTCAGCGGGTAGCGCCACTACAGCTACAACCAAAGCAACGGAGGCAAGCACAAGTGCAACTAACGCTGCAACTTCGGAAACAAACTCAGCGACTTCCGCTACTAATGCTGGCAACTCTGCAACGGCTGCTGCTACGTCTGAAACAAATGCTGCTACTTCCGAGACCAACGCTGCAACCTCCGCAACCAACGCATCTAACAGTGCAACAGCGGCGGCTACGAGCGAAACAAATGCAGGTACAAGCGAAACTAACGCAGCAGCAAGCGCAACGGCAGCAGCAGCTTCGGCAGCGGCAGCAGTAGATACTTTATCAAACTTAAATGCAGACAACATGACAACTGGTACGCTCTCAGGCGGCACTTACTAACAAGGGAATTAAACAATGGCTACAACAATTGTAACTAAAAGCGGCTCAGGTGCTCCCACAGCCTCCGATTTGGTAGCTGGAGAGCTTGCAGTAGACTTAACTAACAAAAGACTGTACACGGAAGACTCAGGTGGTACTGTTCTTGAACTAGGGACTAACCCAAGTGGTAACATAACCTTCGGTGACAACGGTAAAGCCATCTTCGGTGCTGGCAGTGACCTACAGATTTATCATAATGGCTCACATAGTATTATTAGTGATGTTGGGACTGGCAATTTAAAACTGGGGGGCACTGGTCTTGAGTTGATGAATGGAGCATTAAGTGAATATTACCTTGCTGCTATTGAAAATGCAGGTGTTTATCTTTACTACGACAATGCCGCCAAACTAACCACCACCGCCACAGGCATAGACGTTACGGGTATTGTCGTAAGTGACGGAATATCTACCAATACCGCAGGAACCTCCAACTTCATTGCAGGTGTAAACGCAGGTAACAGCATTGCAAGCGGTGGTAATTATAATGTTGTCGTGGGCGATGAAGCAGGTACGGCGATTACTACGGCTAACTATACAACTGCAGTAGGATATGGTGCGGGTTCTGCAATAACCACAGGACTTTATAATACAGCGGTGGGTGGACTATCTTTAGACGCAAACACCACAGGTAATGAAAATACGGCTGTAGGGCAATTAGCTTTACAGGCGAACACCACAGGTTCTAGTAATACTGCTTTTGGTAGAGCCTCTTTAAATGCTAACACTACTGCAAGTTATAATACTGCGTATGGTACAGATACTTTACAAGTTAACACTACAGGCGCTAACAACACAGCTACTGGTTACCGCGCTTTATTATCAAACACCACCGCCTCTAACAACACCGCAGTGGGGTATCTTTCTTTATCCGCAAACACCACAGGCCATAGCAACACCGCATCGGGGGTAAATACTTTATTACTTAACACCACAGGCACACAAAACACTGCTTTGGGTATGGGCGCTTTAGTCTTTAATCAGACAGCATCTAACAACACAGCAGTGGGTTATTTAGCTTTAAACGCAAACACCACAGGCACAAGTAATACAGCCGTTGGTGCTTTTGCGGCAGATGCAAACACCACAGGCGTAAACAACACCGCACTTGGTTTACACGCCTATAGTGCGGGTAGCACAGCTTCTGGTAACACAGCCCTTGGTTCTAATGCTATGACTGGGGTAGTTACTGGAAACAATAATACTGCTGTTGGTTTATTAGCTTTAACCGCAAACACCACAGGTAATGAAAACGTTGCGGTTGGTGGTAATGCACTAGATGCGGCTACTACGGCAGTACGGAATACTGCTGTTGGTATTAGGGCTGGGACAACAATTACGACAGGCATTGACAATGTTTTTCTAGGTCGAGATGCTGGCGAATTTGCTACTACTGGTTCGGGAAACACATTTTTAGGAAACCTGTCTGGCACCGTCGTAACTACAGGCTCTAAAAACACTATTCTTGGACGTTACAACGGCAACGAAGGCGGCCTCGACATCCGCACCTTAAGCAACAACATCGTCTTGTCAGATGGTGATGGGAATCCTAGGTTGTATTATAGCAATGCTTCTTTAACTTGGTTTTCACCGGCAATTAGAGATAAAACTACTGCGTCAGCCGCAAATACTTTCATTGATGGCACAGATGGCTTTTTTGCTAGATCAACTTCATCGCGCCGCTATAAAAACACAATTAATGACGCAACACACGGTTTGACAGAGCTGCTGTCTTTGCGTCCTGTTACATATAAAGGCAACAACGATGGCGATACAGTTTTTGGTGGCTTGATTGCTGAAGAGGTGCACGATGCTGGCCTGACTGAGTTTGTGCAATATGATGCCGAAGGACGCCCTGATGCTCTTGCCTACGGCAACATGGTTTCTCTTTGCATTAAAGCCATCCAAGAACTGTCTGCCCAAAATGCAGCATTAACCGCCCGTATTGAGGCACTAGAATCTAACTAAGGAGATAAACAATGGAAGACCGAACCGCTGAACAACTAGCACAAGACTACACGGCTATGGGCCACAGTGTAGATCTCATCAACGCCATCATCGCGGGTGAGCAAATGGCTGACGCTGATGCCGAAGAGCGTCAAGACTGTGTTGACCGCAACGTACAACACCTTGAGCTTATGGTTGCCAAAGATGATTGGGGTGATGAAGACATGACCGCAGTTAATGCAGCTATCAGCTCAGGTAATGGCTACACCGCATCCTAAGGAGTAACTGATGCTACTACTAGACTACTTAAACGCCCTCACAGCCCTTGTAACGGCCTGTAGCGCCATTACG